CCCAAAAACTAGAAGTCCATTTCTTTTGATTACCAGAAGTGCCTGGAGTTCTTTGTAAATGTGTTTCGCCAACAGGGAAACGTACAGATTGTGTAGCAGCACCTTTGTAAAAGTTAGAAACACCACTACCTATTGAGCCTAAGTTTGGAAGTAAAGACATATTATGCTAATGCTCCTGTTGCAGACATTAATATTGTATCATTACCACTCGTAGCTGTGCAATAATAAGAGAGCATATATTTACCTGCTGTATCTAAAGCACTTAAAACATCAGCATTAATAGCTATAGAAGCATGGGCAGAAAGGTCGTGACCACCAGAGTTATCTAAATAAATAATACCAGATTGTCCAACAGCAGGATTAGACAATGTTATAGTGTCATCTCCATCTGGAGTAAATGTCCAAAAATTACTTACTCTTAAATCAAAGTTACCATCATTATCTGCTGTTTGTGTTCCTGTTGCTCTACCAGTAACAAATACGTCATTGTTAACAGTTAAAGAAATATCATCCTCAACAGTCATAACTGCTGTACCATCTCTTTGTTGGAAGATAATATCTTTAGCATCAACAATAGGTTTTATGATTACATCACTTGAAGAGTTAGTAATTCTTAAAATCTCTGTGTCACCAACTCCAAATTTAAAATCACCACCACCTGCATCTAATATTAAATCACCTGCAACATCAACAGTCATATCACCAGATGATAAGGCTATAGTTGTTCCATCAATATTAAAGTTATCAATGTCAATACCTGCATCTGATGTAATCTTACCTGTGGATACAATAGTACCTGAGTTAGTAAAATTACCAACAACATCAACAGTAGTTGCAGTAAGTTCAATCTCTGTGTCGGCAGCTAGGTCTAATTGACCATCAGCAGAAGAGTTAATGAACAACGCAGCATCACGAAATACTACTTTTTTATTTGTAGCCATTGTTATAGCATCTGCGGCAGCTACAGTTCCACTAATTTCTACATTACCATTAATATCAATCAATGTTGAAGTTAGGTCTATCTCATCATCAGCAGCAATAGATAAGTCACCATCGGCAGTAGAACTAATATGTATTGCAGCATCACGAAAGATTATCTTATTGTTAGTGGCTATGGTAGTTGCGGCAGCTATGTTAACTGCACCATCAATATCAACTACATCTAAGTTTGTAGTACCATCTACATCTATATCACCAGAAATATCAAGACTTGCTACTGTAGCAGTTCCTGTTAATGTTGGTGCAGTAAGTGTTTTGTTTGTTAGTGTATCTGCTGATACAAGAGATACAAGAGTTGAATTAGCACCTGCTGGTAATAACATAGTGTTTGTTACACCTGCCGAGTGAGGTTGCCCTTGTACTATTTGCCCATGACTATTACTTTCACAATTAAACTGTATTGCACCAGAAGCACTGTTACCCCTAACAGCTATTACTCCTGTACCTTTTGCTATTAAATTTAAGTCAATATTAGAATCGCCACCAGTTACCTGTAGTATTGGTCCTTGCAAGAAAGCTGTAGAAGATGCAGAGTTTGTAATGTCAAATTGATTTACTGCACTGCCTGTAGTCTGAAATATTATCTGTTCATTACCACTTTCATCACCAATGAAGTGAGCATCATCTATTAGTATGTTCTGTGAGTTAGTATCTAAATTACCACCTAGTTGTGGCGATGTGTCTTCTACTACATTAGAGATAGCACTATCTGAAGCAAGTCCTGCTGTTAATGTAGACCTAGTAATCTTTTTAAGACCACCACCAGAAGCATCTATTGCTAACAATATATCACCACTAGCAGCAGTTCCTATCTCAGATAAGTCTGTAATCACAGTAGGGTTAAAATTAGTACCATCTGCTATAAGTAAAGCACCTGCTGTGTTAGTAGCCATAACTAAGTCATCACCAGTTATAGTTAAGTCACCTGTTACAACAACATCACCACTAAATGTAGCTTTACCTGCAAGAGCCATATCAATGTCAAGAGCAGTAATAGCACTTGAGCCATCTGTACCCTTTATAACAAAGTTTTTATCGGCTGTGCTTACTGTTAGTTCAACGTCTGTGGAGTTATTGGCTATATCTAATATAGATGTTCCACCTGATTTAACAATTACATTATTGCCACCTGCATCAAGAATAATATCTCCTGAAGAATCAAGTGTTATGTCTGTTCCATCATTAGTAATTGTGTCTAGTGCAATGCTTCCTATATTAGTAATGTTTGCATCACTCATATCAAAAGAGCCAGTAACATCTAGGTCACCACCAACACTTAAATTACCAGATACATCTACAGCACCATTAATGTCTATAGTTGTAGCAGCAATCTGTATCTCTGTATCTGCAACAATATCTAATTGTCCATCTGCTGATGAATTTAAAAATATAGCAGCATCACGAAAGATTATCTTATTATTAGTAGCTATTGTAGTTGTGGCTGCAATATTAACTGCACCATCAATGTCTACTACATCAAGGTTAGCTGTTCCTGATATATCTACATTACCATTTATGTCAATAGTTGTTGCAGCTAGTTGTATTTCTGTATCAGCTACAAGGTCTAGTTGTCCGTCTGCACTGGAATGGATGTATATTGCTGTGTCTCTAAACTGTAGCTTCTCTGTAGTAGCAATAAGTATGTCATCATTAAATTCAAAGTAATCCTCATCTTCTTTCCACGTAAGTAATCCATCATTAGTATTAGCATTAAACGCTAGTGCTATATCAACATCTTGTCCTGCTCCTAATGTAATAGCATTAGCAAGTAGTCCTGCAATAGGTCCACCTTCTCCTGCTGTACCATCATGTGTGTGTCCTGACGATGCTGCAAAGGCTGCTAATAACTGATTAAACTCGTCATTACTATGAGCTGCTGTTACAACATCTCCATCTGCGTATGTGGACTGTCTAGTGTATGTATCACCCATTAACGTCTAGCTCCTAATTGATATTCTAATTGAAAACCTTTAAGTGAATACGGTGCTGTTATACCACCATCTTCTACCTTTAATGCTACAGCAAAACCTGAACCTTCTACTGCTTGTCTAACTAATGGTTCAGATACACCACTGTCATACACAGTACTAGCAGCACCATACTTAGTAGCTGAATTGCCATATATTGTAGCAACTTGAGCAGTATCTAAGGGGTAAGCAGCAGGTTTAGATGCATTAACATCATCGTAATCATATCTTACAAACAAATCAGCATCTAGTGTAGATTCAGGTTTGTAGTTTACTATAACCCTCTGCATATGTTTTCTTATTCCGGGGTCGTTAAATGTTAAATCAGGACTTCTATACTTTCCTGATATAGCAGTTCCATCAAATGTATTACCTTGTTCTTGTCTATGTATAAAGCCATTATCGTAGTCACCATGTAGTACTAGTACATCACCATTTAATACAAAGCTATCTGTGCAAGCAGGTCTTAAACCACGAACTTCTGCAAACTCAAACTTCTGACCTTTTAGTACACAGATGATACCTCTAGTGGATTGTTCATTAGTATTAGCTTTAGTAAAAAATATTCTGTATTGTGTCTTGTCAGTTATAACTACTGAATCAAATTCACCAGCACTAGATATCTGCTCATTAAAAATAGACTGTACAGCAGAGCTTATAGTACCCAATTCAACGTCACCAATTCTAGCAGTACCAGCAATAGTTCTTAAACCATCAGGACCTAAGAATATTAAGTCACCTGCAAATTCTTGAATAGTGTCACCATTTATGCAACCTATGTTTCTTGTTACGTCAGAGACTGCAAAGTTAGCACTAGATGTTCCTGACAGTTTAAATATTCTAGTTTCACAAAAGATAAATAAATTGTCACGGAAAACTTTTATACCTGTTATCTCGTCATCAACTTTAATACTACCTGCACCTGAACCACTATTAAATGCATCCTCATCAAAGGGTTGACTAAATACTACCTCTTGTTTAGTAGTTGACTTACCTGCGTAGAACATATGGTTCTTAAAAGATGCTACAAACTTAGCACCTGCTACTGAGCTATCACTTACGTCTGTTGCAGATAAAGAAGAGTTAAATACAGTAGGTGCATTAACACCATCTAGTACAACTATTTTATCTGT